ACCCACTTATACAGATTATAGACGAAATATTTGACGATATTTTAGGTGAATAAATTAAAGTGCTCGAATGGGCACTTTTTTTTTGTTTTAATATTTACTAATTAACCTTACTATCTTATTATTAGTTATAATTTATAATAAAATATAATTACAATGGCTAAATTAGGTATTACTATTAATGAGGTATTTAGGGATTTCGTAGGACAATTTGCATATACGTATGATAAGTATATTAACAAATTTAACCTAAACGAAAACCCAGTAGATACTTTTGATTTATTCGACCATTTCAAATTTGATTCAGTAGATGACTTAAATAGGTTTTTATATATTGAAGCGTCATTAGAGATATTTGGTCATGCTGACCAATTACATGACAATGTTATAAAACATTTTAATCTATTTTTAAGTGACATTAAAGATGAAGAAGAGCATGAAGTTGAATTAATCAGCAGAGAAGTTCAAAAAGCAATCCCATCAACATTATTCTTTCTTTCTAAATTAGCTTGTCAAGCTGATAGAATTAGATTTGTTCAGAATCATGAAGCAAAATGGGATGGTATTGATGTTTTAATTACAGCTAACCCAACAGCGTTAGAATGTAAACCAAAAGATAAAATATCAGTTAAAATTAACTCAAGTTACAATAAAGATATTAAGGCTGACTATGAGTTAGATTCTATTATTGATTTCTTTAAAGATGAAACTTTAAGAAATAAAATCCTTAACACTAAAATAATATCTCACGAAGAAATTTAATTAATTATGGAAGAAAACTATTTAGACTTTGGTGGAACAACATATTATATCGATTTAGAAGCTTTTGACGCACTTTTAACTATTGATGGTAGTATTCCGCCTAAAAAAGTTATAGACACTGTAGAAACGAAAAGTTATGACGATAAAGGTAAATTAACCGCTACAGAAGTTACAGTAACTACTACTGAAAAAAATAAAGAGATTAATATCGCTACATACGAGACATTAAGAATGTTTTTAGAAATCGTTCTTACCTATCAAGATGAAACTGATGATACATTGGGACCAGATAGAGCATTATTAACTACACCTTTATCATTTAAAATAAGTTTTAATACACTATTAAAACATGGAATAATTAAAGAATTATTATAAAAATAAATAAATAAAAGTAAAATGGAACAAAAACAAATTACAGAACAACAATTGACTGAAATCGTATCTAAATTAAATACTAAAGATTTCAGTATTTATTTCTTCACATTAGATACAAAAGGTAATCCAGTTGCTGGTGTTGCAAACATCTATGAACATGCTAGAGTTTTAACTGACTTAGGTTATAAAGCTGTTATCTTACATGAAAAAAATGATTATAAATTAACTGGGGATGCTGATGGTATGGGTGTTGCTGATTGGCTAGGTGAAGGTTACGCTAAATTACCTCACATGTCGATTGAATCTCAAACACTATCAATTACACCTCAAGACTTTTTAATTATCCCAGAGGTATTTTCAACATTGATGGACCAAACTAAACATTTCCCATGTACTAAAATTGTTTTATCGCAAAGCCCTGAATACATCTTTGAATTATTACCAATTGGTAGACGATGGACAGATTATGGTTATAATCAAGTAATTACTACTTCAGATAAACAAGGTGAGTTTATTAAAACTTTATTCCCAAATATCGCTACATATACTGTACCAGTATCAATACCATCTTATTTCAAAGATTCAGATAAACCTAAAATGCCAGTTATCACACTTAATGTTAGAAACCAATCTGACGCTGTTAAAATCGTTAAACAATTCTACTTACAATATCCGCTATACAAATGGGTTACATTTAAAGAATTGAGAGGTTTAGATAGAGGTACGTTTGCAACTGAGTTAGGTAAATCTTGTTTAGCTGTTTGGGTTGATGATGTTGCTGGCTTCGGTACATTCCCAATTGAAGCTATTGAGTGTAATACACCAGTTATTGGTAAAGCACCAAATACTATCCCAGAATGGATGGAATCATTTGACGAGAATGGAAATCAAGTTATTAATAACAATGGTGTATGGACTAACACAACTAATAATATACCAGAACTAATCGCTACTTACCTTAAATTATGGTTAGAAGATAATGTACCAGCTGATTTATTAGAAAACATGCAGAAAACTAAAGGTATTTACTCATCTGAGAACCAAAAAGTTAAAATTGAAGAAGTGTATGGTACATTAATTTCAAACAGAACAAATGAAATTAATAATATAATTAGCAATATCGCTGTTAATGAAGAGTCTAAATAATAAAAAATTAAATAAAAAGAAATATGTCGAATAAAGCATCAAATATTACAGTAATTTTACCAGTACATGATTTAGATAATGTTACTGAGAAAACATTATCATATGCAATCAAAAGTGTAACTGAACAAGTTGTAAGACCTAATTTATTAATCGTAGCATCAACTACCACTTATAATACAGTTCTAGAAATGACTAAAGAGGTTGAAGATTGTGTAGTGATTGAAAATAAAGGTGAAACTGATTTCGCAAGTCAAATTGACTTTGGTGTCGCAAATATCACAACTAAATGGTTTTCTATTTTAGAATATGATGATGAATATGCTAACATTTGGTTTAAAAATGTAGTTAAATATCAAGAAGCATATCCAGAAATTGAGTTATTCTTACCAATCGTTGTTGACGTTAATGATAAATCTGAATTTATCGGATTTACTAATGAAGCAGTATGGGCGCAAAGTTTCTCTGACGAATTAGGTTATTTAGATAACAGCGCATTATTGACTTACCAAAACTTTAACATTGATGGTATGGTAATGACTAAAGAGATTTTTGAAGCAAACGGTGGATTCAAAAAGAACATTAAATTAACATTTACATATGAATTCTTATTAAGAATGACTTTTAAAGATGTTAAGACTATGGTAATTCCTAAATTTGGATATAAACATATTAACCAACGTGAAGGTTCATTATTTCATTCTTATAAAGATGAAATGGACCCTACTGAAGCAAACTGGTGGTTGGCTCAAGCTAAAAAAGAATACTATTTCGAAAAAGATAGAGCTATAACGTATCAAAACTAATTAATTTTATGATGGCCAAACAGAGAGGTAGAAAGAGAGTTAATGACTTGTACTTTGGACCTGAAGAAGAAGATGCTGTTGTGAAATTTTTAGAATCAGAAGATATTACTGAAAGGAATGCAATCTATAACAAGTGGTTAAGAAAACCATTAGATAAAATGATTGAATCGATTATTAGAAAATATAAATTATACAGAAAGGGTGAGACATTTGAAGACTTACATTCAGACACCCTTTCATTTCTAATTACTAAAGCTGATAAATTTGATAAAGGAGCTGGCAGAAAAGCCTATTCTTACTACGGAACAATTTGTAAAAATTACATATTAGGATTATTAATTAAAGATGAAAAAGTTATTAAACAACTTTATTCATATGAAGATATACCAAACTCTGAATTAGAGAGTAAATCTGAATTAACATATGAAATGTATGATAACAACATTGATTTACCAGGATTAATTAAAGAGTTGATAATTAGTATTGAAGCTGAAGTTAATAATGAAAATTTAGTTAATAAAAAGAAAATAACCGATAACGAAAAGAAAGTAGGTTATGCTCTTATTGAAATATTAAATAATTGGCAATTAACTTTATCTATGATGGACGGTGGTTCAAAATATCATAAGAATTCTATTTTAGAAAGTATGAGAAACTACACGAATCTATCAACTAAAGATATTAGATTAGCAATGAGAAGATTTAAAACATTGTATAATTTAATTAAAATGACTGGAATGGAAGAAGGGTTTTAAAAAATATTTTATATAGATATTTATTATAATAAGGAAATATAAAATTTATAGCGATGCCAAGGAAAAAGAAGCAAGACGTTAAGACTAATGATGTAGATAGTTTAGAAGGATTATTGCAAGAAACATATAATGACGCTTGTGCAAATATTAATGACGCACAAAAAAATATAAATGAATTAGTTAATTCAGTAAAAGCTGAAGATGTCGATGATGCGACTAAAATAGCAAAAGAAAAAAGTAACGCATTAAAAATTAAAGATTCTGCAATAAGAATTAAATTAGAAATTGCTAAATTACAAAATGATATTATCAAACATAAAGGTGATGTCGAATCAGCAGTAAACGATAGAAGTGGAGGTAACATTACTTTAGATGACTTTTCCAAAGTTAGGGAAATGATTAAGAAAAACGCTAACAATAACAATGATTCTGATGAAGAATAAGTATGGCTATCAAGGATAAGAAAAAAAAGGTAATGGGTAAGGTTGCTGCTCTTAACAAGTTAACTGATAAGGGCAATAATCGTGTAGATGGTATTAAAAGTAAAATTAATAGCAAAAAAGACGCTATTAACAATAAGAAAAATAAAGTGATGGAATTCATTACTAGTTTAGCAATGGCTATTACTAGTTTTGAAGACCTTAAAAAAGAACTTACAGATACAATAGCTAATGAATTACCATATACTGAATCTATAATTAAGAATGAATTAAAAAAACAACTTAAAGAGTGTATCAGTTGTGGGATAGACCCATCAGTACCTGATTGGCTTAAAACTTCTGGAGTTACTTTAGATGTAGATAAAATAGATTTTTACGGTATGTTTAAATCAGCGCCAGATAGTTTAGGTGGTAAGCTAGTTTATAATGATGTAGCTTCTGGTTTAAATAGTACTGATATGAATACATTTATTTATAATGTAATCGAACAAAATAAGTCAGCACCAGAACAAGGTGGTACAACATTTCCATGGG